GGCCCGGCCAACTTGCTCCGTAACTTGGTGACTAAGGATCCCGGATTCATGTTAGCCAACATGGTTCGAGACTCCATGGCCGCCTATGTAACGAGCGGGGTCAAGATGACCCCTATCCTTGATACCTTCAAGAACTTTGGTTCCGCCTTGGCGGGAACCTCCCCTGAGTTTCAAGCCCTTTTAAACGCAGGTATCTTGGGAGGTTACGAGTTCTCACAGAACATTGAAGTCAGCGGTAGGGCATTCGAGGCTGAACTTAAGAAGAAAGCTTCTGGTAAGTCTTTACTCCAAAGGATTGCCAATCCAAGGACTGCCGCCACATCTCTGTGGGAGGCGTTAGAGAAGGGCACAACTGCTTCAGACGCTGCCACAAGGATTGAGGTGTATAAACGGGTACTTGCAGAAACCAACAATGAAGCTGAGGCTCTGTACCGCGCCCTTGAAGTGATGAACTTTAACCGCAAAGGTAGCTCACCTGTGGTTCGCATCCTGACTGCGGCCATCCCGTTCTTGAACGCACGTATGCAGGGCTTGGATGTCCTGTACCGTGCCTCATTTGGCGAGCTTGCAAACAAGGACGCCAAGGCAATCCAGCGTGCTTTCTTTGTCCGTGGCATGACCATGGCGGCTCTGTCTTGCATGTACTGGTCATTGACCCATGACGAGGAAGAGTATAAGAAGCAAGAGCAAGAAACCAAGGACAACAACTGGCTCATTCCGTCCTTGGGCATCAAGATCCCAATCCCGTTTGAGATTGGTGTGATCTTCAAGGTCATACCTGAGCGGATCATGGCCGTCTCATTTGGGGACGACACAGGCAAAGACTTCACGAAGTCCATGGCAAGGCAACTGAGCAGTACCTTGGCTATCAATCCGATTCCGCAAGCGGCTCTGCCCTTTGTAGAAGCGGCGACCAACTACTCCTTCTTCACCCAGAGGCCCATTGTGGGTCAGGGCATGGAGGGCATACAGCCCGAGTATCAAGTCGGCCCCGGCACATCACAAGTCTCCGCTAACATTGGATCTGCGATAGGTATCTCACCCATGAAGCTTGATCACCTGATTGGCGGCTTCACAGGCACGATGGGCATGTACATGGTCAGTGCGATTGACGCAATCTTGAATGCGAACAGCGACGCCCCTGCCGCGTCTAAACGCTTCGAGCAGCTACCTATCATCAGAAGATTTGCCATTGACCCAGAGGCCAGAGGTACGGTCACAGCTTATTACGAGCTGAAGAACGCCACCGACAGCATTGTGCGTACCTCCAACTTGCTTGAGAGAACCATGAACTTTGAAGAAAGAGGTGAGTTCTTAAGAGACAACATCAAGATGTTGGCCTCCAAAGAATACATTCTTGATCTGGAAAAGACCATGAAGGAGTTCCGTCAGATGCAGGTCATGATCCGTAGCTCCAATATGGATGCCGACGCAAAGCGGGAGGCTCTTCTGAGAATCAATCAAGCTCAGAACGCCTTGACAGCTAACATCCAAACCCTGAAAGCTAACCTGTCTTGAGATGACCCTGCTCGAATAACCAGCCAATGGTTCTTCGGTGGGCTTCATCCCAGACCTCTTTTCTATTTTCCTTGTTTAAACGCTTACCTTGGTCTAGGTCTGCGTGGCAGGTAAAACATAGCGCAGCAATTCTGTAGTCGTGGGCTTTGATGCCCATGCCTTTACCGTCCCGCTGTTGATTGGAATGAGCGGCCACCACCGTGCCATCCTGCGCCCCGCAGATCTGACAGGGTGATTCCCGCACAAGATCTAGTAGCCTGCGGCTACGGTACATCTTGTTCACTGATGAACTCAATGTAATTAGCAATCTCTTTGCCGGTGTAGTCGATGTTTCCGTAGCGGCGGAATCGATCAGATAGTCGTTTAAACGCAGCCCGTTGCGCTGCCTGCCAAACTTCGTAGCTCCAGCCGTTGTCATCTTCAAAGGCTTTGCTGCCGATAAAATCGCAGTATTCTTGTTTACACGTATTCATAGGAGCGCCTGAAATTCTGCCAATTTCTTGGCGTAGTGAATGGCCTTGGCGGCATCGTCCGTGTCCGGCTTGCGTCCGGCCCTCATGGCGTACTTAATGACATTCCCTTTAAGGAATCCAACGAACTCTTCAGGAGTCAGCACTGACTCCATGACCTCCCACGGTTGTATGTCCATGGTTGTGTAGTGGTCGCCATCAACTTGGTAATTGTTTGCTTTGTTTGTCATCTTCTTCCTTTAGTTTAAACATGTAGTGCTGCGCCGGGAACTTGGCTTTGGTCTTGACAAACTTGCGGAGCCAGTCAGCTCCGCCCAGTTCTTGAAACATCAACCACTCAAGATCCGACATTCGTATGTTGCGAAACTTGAGCGGTTCGGGCGGCTTAGGTCTGGGCACGTTTCATACTCCTCACATAGGCGGCAAAGCTTGCCGCTGTATCGCCACCGTTTTTCATTTGGTCAAACTCCCGAGCAATCTCGTCCAGAGTGTTGTTCCTAATTTGGTTTGAGATTGGGTCAAGCTGTTTCATGATCATCTGCCTTTTGCGCCAGCCCAGCGCCCGCTCCCATATGTTTAAACGTTCATCATTCATTTAACCTTCTCCTTATATTCTTCCAAATTACTTTTCCTAGGCCACGGCAGTGAACCAACTCTTCTCTTGGCGTATTCACTCATTGATTCACACAGATATAAGTTTGATAACTTGTTATCTAAGCCATTATTGTTGATATGAATTACAGTTTCGCCTCTTGTTAAAAATCGACCAAGATACTTAGCAATAAGCAAGCGGTGCTCAACTATGTACTTACTAGCGTAACCTTTTCGCTTGCCGATAAGCACAAACTTATGATTACTGTCTTTGTTTATGTGTTCCCCGCCTCGAAAGCCGTGTGAGTTAGCACCGGAGAAAAACTCTGCCCTACATTTCATAGAACATGTTTTTTGTATTTCGTTTTTGTAAGCACCTGATGCGTAAAACAATGTTCCGCAGACAGCACATGGTTTTTCTTCAAAAGAACGCGCGCCCTCTGTAAAACATTTTTTGGAACAGTAAAGCCTTCGTCCGTCACCTCGCGTAGCTGTGCTTGATTTAGCCGCAGTAAATATACCGCCACAGTTCTCGCATTCTTTGTCGGCAGGCTGAATGCAGTTCTCCAAGAAACATTTGCGACTACAGAAACGTCGGTCTGCACCGTGGTCAGGGCGAGCCATGAACTTGTCATCGCAGTTAACACATGTGTACTCAATTCTTGGGAGCAAGTCTATTTTGTTGCGGCACGTAATTGTGCAGAACCTAGCTTTATCTGCTCGGTGGTTAGGACACATAAATTCTTTTTTGCAGTATTCACATTGCTTAACGACAGGTGGCCCATACGTCATGTGTTCTTCTCCTTTGGTTTATCTTCCATCACAACAGGGCCGTTAAACATAGCCATGCCCAACTGTCCAAGCATGACCGCCTTTAAACGCTCTCGATCTTCTTCTGGGAAATCAGAAGCAACGTCATTCATTATTTTTAGAATGTCTTGTGCCATTTTTTGTGGTGTGATGGCGCTCATGTGTTCTTCTCCTTGAGCTTGGCTTCTTCTCGTTGTTGATCCATTAGGTAGTCCCGTTGTTTAACCACTACCTCGTACATAGCGTTTAAAGTTTCAATCTGACCCTGCAACTTCTCACGCTCTGCAAAAGCTACAAGGTCTGCAAATTGCATCAGGCTTGCAAGGTCGCCCTCAACAATATAGTCAACCACGGTAAACTGCTTCACCTCTTTTGTCCACTGACTGTGCCTCAGAATGGTCAGGTTGCACTGTTCAGCAAGATTCCTAACGTCCTTTTGATTCATATGTGTCCTTTTACTGATCAAGCTTGTCTAACATTTCGTCCGTCAACTCCCTGACCCGAATGAGCGCTGCCTCCATGTCGGCCTTGTGTTTAAACTCACGTGTAATGGCCAGCTTGATGTTGGCCAGTGTTGCGTACATGTCTACACCCTTTATGGCAAACATCAATTTATGTTCATCGTCAGGATAATCAAACTCCAATATGGCTTTGGTTTTCATGTGTAAACATTCATAACAAACACAAGCAATGTGATGATCACGCAACTGATACAAGACCACACAAAGGTTTCGTTATATTGTGGGTCGCCCAGTAGAACCGATTGAATCCATATTTCTTCAAACGTAGCGTCAGGATGTGGGATCTCATACATGCTTCCAATGAGAACCTTGCCAGTGTTATACGGTGTCTGTCTTTGCATAGAAAGCCTTTCGCATGGGTTCGCTGACCCAATAGCCATAGACGTTGATGAACATCCCCAGATCCAGCATCTCCTGCTGCGTCCTGCACCGTCTGTTTAAACCATGCTGGCCGGTGCGGTGTTTATCAAAAGCTGTGTTGCTGTTGAAGTATGTAGCGCAGTTCGGGCATTGGTTTTTGTTTCCACTAAGTCTCACTTGGAACCTCCAGCCTGCGTTCGACTGCAAGCTCATCAACAATCAACTCAGCAAAAGATTTCCCTGACGGAAATCTCATCTTAGCGGCGTTGTTTTGATTGACTACAGAGATAGCCCTATCTAGACCTGCGTTGAAACCTGATGTATACGGATCTCCAACCGACAGGCGACTGTCGATTGCTTCCCGAATCATCTGAGCCATCGTGATCTTCTTAAGCTTGGCAAACTTCTTCATACGCAGATGCTCATCCTCTGAGACATAGGTCATGAAAGGTTTAAACTTCTTAAAATGGGTCATCGGTTTCCTTTGCATATTTAAACTCATGGACTAGCAAATCAAACAAACGTTTACCATCTGCGTTTCCATGAAGCTCCGTGCGTGATTCAATTCCACAGCGTTTACACAACATATGTGCAGCGTCTGTTTCGTTGTCACACATCAGGAACTCTTGGAAGTTAGGGTTTCGGCAAAGCATCCCTGCTTCAACAACTCTGTTGCTATACGGTGT